CACCATCGTCGGTCTTGCTCATGACATTCACTCCTTGCGGCTCTCGCCGCTGTTCACCGCATCGCGTCGCGGACGGTCAGGTTGTACATGGGCGACACGCTGCCGCCATCGTCGATCTTATCCTTGCTCACTTGCCCCTCCTCATCGCGTTCTTCACCTTCGCCCAGTACGCCGCGAGGTTCCTCGCGTACCGCGTGCCGGGCTTCGCCTTCATCGCCCCCGGCCCGCCGTTGTGGATCTTGGCGAGTTGCTCGGGCGTCGCGTTCTTGGGTGCGTACCTGGTCATGTACGCCTTGATGATCCGCTCGGCGTACTCGCGGTCCACGCAGTCCTCGTACGTGCCGCCAATGGTCGGGTCCTGCTTCATGGCGTCCTGCCAGTACCCACGGTGAATCTGGTACGGGCCGATCGCCTTGCCGCCGTCGCCGACCAGGTGCGGGTTTCCCCCGCTCTCGACCTGCCGAACCGCCGCGAGCCACGCCTCGGTCACGCCCGGATGGGCCAACGCCGGCGTCGTGATCGCCGCCAGCACCATGATCAACACGCTCGTCCTCATCGCTTGCTCCTTTGTGCCGCCTTGGTCCGCATGCCCTGCTTCGGCCCACGCGGGCCCGATTCCAGCAGCGACAACACGGCCTCGGCCGACCGCTCACGCATGTAAACCGTTCGCTCGCCGTCGAGGTACCGGTACAGCACCGCACGAGATATCGTCGGAACGGCCCGCGAGACTTGAGTCTTGGACAGGGAAGAGGCTTCCCACGCAGCCACGATCAGGCTCTGCATCACACGGTCAGGGGATGTTGCACAGATACGCATGCGGGATTCTAGGCTACTGGTTGGCTTCTTGCGGACGCAGCCCGGCCTTCACCTTCGCCATTGCTTGCCGCTCCTCGGCCGACGCCCGGCCCGCCCGCACCTGCTTTTCCAGCCGCTCGGTCGCCTCAAGGGCGTCATCCATCGCCCGGTACACCTCGGCGATCTGGAACAGCACGTGGTGATCCTTGCCGCGTGACGTCAGCATGGCGGACAACTTGAGCGCCTCACTGGTCATGGCGGACATGGCGACGGCGACGCGGCTGGCGGCTTGATCGTCCCAGATGGGGGCGACGAGTCTGGGGAGTTCTTCATCGGTCATGCTCGCCCCCGGTTGATGATCTGCCACACGTCGCGCGAGATACGTATCTTCTCCCACCCTGGATGCTGCTCCATGTGGCACGACCTGCACAACGGAATCACGTCGCATGGCGACTCGTTTCCGATCGTGCGGTAGTGCAGATGGTGAACGTCATCGGCTGGTTCGCCGCACTGACCACACGTGCCGCCAGCAAGTGCCATGATTGCCAACGAAAAGTCGTACCAGTCGCGTGACCGAAGATACCGCTGATAGTCACTGTCGTTCTCACGTTGCCACATTGTCGGTTCTGCGGCCTTGCGCACTCGATAGCGTCGCACCGTCAACACCGCCGCAGTTAGGTCGTAAGGCATAACCCACGCCGGCGTTCTTGGTCTCTTTGCCAAACACTTCGCCAGTGCGACGATGCGCACGTCTGCGCGGTTGTCGTTCATTCGCTCATCTCCAGTTCCCGCCGCAGCCTGGTCAACACGACCGCGGGCTGCGACTTGATGGTCTTGTCCTTCTTGACGGCGGCAAGCGTGCCCTTCACCATGGCCAGCGTCAGGTTCGGGTGGAGGCTGACCTGCTGGGCTGCGCCTGATTCGACCCCGATCCGAATCAGCCCCTGCCTGACCGCGATTCGCTCGTCGCCCGTCAGGAGGGAGGGAGCAATTTCTGGAACGGGACCATCAGGCGCAGGTGGGCTCCTCTCCTGTTCTCTCCTGTCCTCTTCTCTTCTCTTCTCTGGTCGCGGTTTTGTCACGCTCGCACCGTGACGTTCCTGCGACTTCCGATTCGTCGCAAGTGCCCGTGCCTTCGACCCTTGCGACAAGTGCCGGTCCCACTTCGGGAAAATCAGGCCGCTTTTTGTGGCCTTTAGCCAGCCCACTTCGACCAGCGATTCGCCAAAGTTTGGGAGCCCGACGACGCGGTCGAAGTGGGCCAGTGTCACGCCCGGCGCGTGACCGTCGACCAGTTGATCCGTGGCCCACGACCAGGCACGAATCAGGTAGCCGACCACGGTCTCCGGCAGGATGCCGAAGCGTGTGCTGATTGCAAGTACGGCGGGATCGTCCACCAGGCGGACGCGGACCTTGATCCAGTCACCAGCCATGGCTCGTCTCACGGACAGCCCAACCCGACACCGTGGCGAGTCCGCGGCGCATGCTGAACGCCTTGGCACGGTGCGGGGTTGGACTGTCGATGAGGGTCAGCATGATCGGATTCTCGGACTCGCACCCCACTATACCCGCCGTTCGGTCGGCAGTTCCAACCGGTAAGCAACGCTTACCAGTTGCCTCACGCCGGCGCCTGGTCTCGGTCGGTGTTGGCCCGCTGCCAACCCACGGTCTCGTCCTGGACCCAGTTCCCATCGGGCACGCGGGCCGACCAGTCGATGCGTCGCCCGACCTGCTCAACGGCGTACATGGCCTCGGTGTACCCGATCTTGGCGTACTCGCCAGCCGGGCACCGCTGCCCGTCGCGGTAGGCCCGCCAGCCGACGGTGTACTCGCGCTCCTTGGCCTGCACCTGCTTGACGGCCAGTTCGTCGGTATCGCTCATTGGTTTGCCCCTGCGGCCTTGCCGTGGTCTGGACCCCTAGTCGCCGGGGGTCGGTCGGCCAAGCCCGCAGACGGGCTCTAATGGGCGGGAACGGCCGTTAGACCGTTCTGCCCAGCACTACCGCGATCGCCACGCGTGCCGTGTGGAGGAGCCGGATCGGAGTGGACCCCGATCGACTGTCGCTGGACCTGTTATTGCCGCCCGTATAAGCGTGCGCCACCTGGTCCTATGGGCGCGTCCGAGTGTCGGATTGAAACCGGCTCCGCAGCGTTCCCGCCGCGGGCCAGTCCACCACCGCAGGAGTCAGTCGAGCGCCGGCCTTGCCTCGGTGCGGAGCATCTGCACGGCATCGTCGGCGGTCATCGTCACGGACTGGGTCTCGACATGCTCGTACTCGTCGCCGATGACGAGGCCGTTGAGTGCGTCGGCAAACTGGTCGCGGATGGCCCACGAACGGGCCCGCGTAAACAGCATGCGGTCGGTCCACGAAGACCAGACGTTGCCGCCCAGCCCGGCCCGCTTCGCGTCCGCTTGGCTGAACGTGTGCGTCACATCCGGGCATCCGCGGCGGCAGATGGTCACGGTCGCGGCCCGGTCACCCTTAGACAGGTCGCCCGAGTAGTTGTGCCGCATGCCCTGCCAGTCGCGGTGCTTCATGGCGAGCGAGACGGGCAGGTCGCCCCACATGGTCAGGTTGCCGCGGATGATCGTGATGCCACGCAGGGCGGCCCGCGACGATACCCCGAGGCGACGGCCCTCCTCCAGCACGACGCACACCCGGCACAACGCCTCGACGGGCGAACAGCCCTTGACGAGCGATTCGGGCACGGAGCCCGACGCCAGGTACATGCGGGCAAGGGTCTTGAGACCTTCGCTGTCATCGGCGACCAGCCCGGCATCGGTCATGCGGATCAGGGACTTGGCGGGCACCTCGCTCCTCGGAGCCAACGCGGTCGGCTCGGGAACGTTTGGGCGTGCAGACGCCATGATGCTGTCGATATCTTCGGACATGCTGATTCTCCTGTGGTCAAAATGGGTTGTCATCGCCGACGTTGGCGAACGACTTGGGGCCGACGCTGCATGACCACTCGGGCAGCGTCAGGGGTTCGATGGTATCGCCGGTGTGATGCCGACTTGCACCGGCTGCGACGTAAGCGTTGTAGCGGGTGACAATGTCCTCGTTGATCGTCGTGGCCGCCTCCAGTTGATCCGGCACGAGTTGGTAGACGCCGACCGAATACGGTGCTGCCGACTCGACGGCGACGAACACAAACGGCACGCGGACACCATGCACGCGTTCGAGCATGGCAACGTACCAGGCGGCCTGCTGGTGGTACCCGTACTTCGCGGCCGAGCGGGCGAATCCCGACGGCGATGCGTCTACGGTGGACTTCCAATCGACGATCATGAGCGGCACGGGCTTGTCGCTCTTGCCGTCATCGCCCATGCACACCTTGTCAAGACGGGCCTTGCGGCCATCGGCAACCAGTTGCACTTCGGACTCGCCGGGCGTGCGAGCCAGCAGCGACCCGACCGGGTGCGAGAGGATCGACCGCCGCATCTCGTCAACGGTGACCACGGCGTTGGCCTCGGTGGCAGATTCCAGCACCTTGGCGTCCTTGGGCAAGGTGTCGATCCACTGGGCAAACGCTTCCTTGCCCGCCTTGGTCCGCCGGTCGATGCCCTCGGGCCGCACGGCGTACCCGCGGGCCCAGCCGTCGCCATGCTGCATCGCCTCGTGAAGCAGCGTTCCGATGGCAAGAGCGGGACTCAACTCGGTCGACGCGGTGCCGGTGACCACGGCGTGCATCTTGGGCATGGAGGTCCGCCCCTGCCGCAAGGCCGAGTAGTTGATGGCGTGGATGGATCGGTACTGGTGTTCAGTGCTTGGCATGGCTGTCCGGCGGTGTGTTGGCCAAAGCCCGCCCGCGGCCTTCAGACCGCGGACGGACGAGCGGGAGGAATGAGTCAGGGGTTGTCGAGCAGGCGGGCCTCGATCTTGGCCTTCGCCGACGCGATGAACTGGTCGCGGGTGAAAAGCACCTTGCCGGTGGTGTACTCGCGGTACTCGCCGTCGATGTAGTCATCGCCGCAGCCGTCCGCGACTTCGGCGATCGACGCGTCAACGTCGTGCAGTTCCAGTTCCTCGACGATGGCATAGGACGGATCGTCGCCGCCCTCGCCGATGTAGACGTTGACGTAGGCGGTGGCCTTGACGGCAAACTCGTAATCGCTGACGGTCACGTGGAAGGTCTTCATGGTTCGGCTCCTGGTGCACCGCCGGGCCTCGGTGCGGGTGTGTTCCCGGTGCCGGAGTTTACGCTCCTGCGGGTCGCTCGTCCACCGGATTCGCGGTGTCCATCAGGCCCGAGTTGATGGCGTCCTTCGCCCACCGCAGCAGCGTGTCCGAGGTTCCGGTCAGGTAGTCCTTGACGGCTTGGTTGTCGGTGTTTGCGGCGGTAGCGATGAGCAGGCGGGCGGCCTGGTGCATGCCCTCGACGTAGCCGCAGACCTTCCACTGCTTCTTGCCGTATTCGTACCCGTCACGCCACGCGTCGGCGCTTGCCTGCGGCGTTTCGGCAATGTCCTTAAGCAATCGCCGGTCGCCCGGCTGTTCGATTCCGTCCAGCATGTTCGACTCCTTGCTGCCCGCGGCGACATGCCGCAGGCGAAACCGCCGTGCCGAGCGACAAGCCCGGCAGGCAGTGAACCGCCATTCCCAACGGTCAGCGTCGCAAGTGGGCCTCGGCCACGATCGTGATGCCGTCGGCGAGGCACGAGTAGCCGTCACGCTTGACGGTGTCGGCCAACTTCTGGACGGCGTCGTTCAAGCGAAGTTCGGCCGCGTCCTCGGGCTCGGGCTTGCCGAAGGTGGCGTCCTCCTCCTCGATGGCGATGGTGTCGAGGTCGCATGCCAGGTCCCGCATCTCCTGCCGCCACGCCTTGACGGCCTGCAGCATGACCCGGCCGCGACGGTCCTTGTCGACGGCCCCGATGCCCGCAACGGTGAGGGTAATCTGGTCGGCGATGACCTTGAGGCGGGTGGCGATGATGTTGGTGTCGGCGTTGTCCATGGTGTTCTCCTGCTGGGTGCTTGGGTCGTCGGCACGTTGCCGAATCTGGGAGTCTACACTCCTATCGGCACGATTCGATCGCACCATGAGCGATTCCGTCGCAGATTGTGCAGATCGTCAGCAGGACCCGAACGGGTTGGTAGGGTGACGTTTGGCCAGCCGTCTTGGCTAGGCCTTGGCTAGGCCTTGGCTAGGCCTTGGCTAGGCCATGGCATCCCGCCAGTCGGCCATAAAGCCCGCCAGACGCGTCCGCAGGGCTTGGACCCCCTCCAGCCAGGGTTCAAGCCACGGACCCGCCCACGAGGCTTTGACGGCCGCCAAGCAGCCGCAGCCGACCAGCCCGCGCGGCTCGCGGCCCAGCGCCCAGACCAGTCGCCAGCGGATCGGCTCGGGCACGCCATGCCACTCGGCGCCGAGCCAGCGCACGCGGCCTTCGCCGTCCGGGTGGCGGCCGAGCGGGCACGACTCTGGCTCATGCGCCAGCGCGATGACCTCGCGCCCGTTGATCTTGCAAGCCACGGCCGAGCCCGTCGCCGTTCGCTTTGCGTGGCGGCATGTCTGGCACATGGCGGCGCGGCTCGCGGTCAGGTCGGCGGCTTGCGGCGTGCGGCAGCGGCATCCCATCAGAGCAACTCCAGACCGCCGATGAGAGAGTCGCCGCTGCCCGGGTTCTCCGTGAGCGGCGGCGGCGGCAGCGGGAACGGGAACGGAGCCGTCGGCGTGCCCGTGCGGAATCCTTCGCAGACTCGACGGTCGCACAGGTCAACGGCGAGCGTGCGAATGGAGTACGACTTCTCGACCACGCGGCGATAGGTCTGCGTGATCGCTCCGTCAGGCGGACACCCAAAGCCGTACGCTCGCGTGATTCGCATTTGATCGAACAGACTGCTTCCGCTGAAGCACCCGACGCCGTAGCGGAACGTCGTGATGAACTCTGTCTCGGTCCAGACATCACGATCGACCAGCGACTTCAGGATGCTCCGATGGTTGACGAGGTCCACGCACTGATAGTTTGGGCTTTGCAGCAGGCCCGGCGTTTCGGCTATCTGCGTGAAGATGGTGCCGTCGAAGTTGAGCACTGGCGGAAGTCGAACCGCTCGACCGAACGCCGGCGGAAGCGGAACGCGAAGTCCGATCAGCGGCCGACATTCGGTGTCGATGAAGCGCTCACTGAACGGATCGTCCACGTAGTTGAGGCAGTTGCCCGGCTGGCGACGAACGCGGACAAAGCCGTCTCGCGTGAACTGCTGTTCGCGCTCCATGCAAACAGTCGGAATCGGCGGCAAAGTTCCGTCGGTGTCGCATTGCGTGTGTTGGTGCCGCTCGCGGTTACGCTGAACCGTGATCTCTCGGCGCGTCAACAGCGGCGCGTAGCACCCGGGCGGGCAGTAGTTGAGCGGCGGAACGGATGTGTCGAGCCATCCTTGGATGGCTTCAAAGTCTTCGGACGTCTCGCGGATGTTCGTCGTCCATATGAAGTCCACCTTGCGCCCGTACACACAGCAGCGGTTTCGCTTCGGGTCTGGCTCGTTCGAGTTGTTCATCACCACAATGTCGATGTCGGCGCAGTCGTGCTTGAAGTGGTTGACGATGCAACAGTCACGCGGGCAGATCGGGCACGACTCGGTATAGCACTGGTTTTCGGGAAACGTGTCGTCCTGCGGCACGCACGCGATGATCGCCGGATCTTCGACGATGATGAGTTCGCGCTCGACCGCTTGGGCTCGCGTGATCGACGGCGACAGCGTGCCCGGCGTGTAGCAGGTCCGCCGTCCTTGCACGCGGAGAACCATGTCGTACGCACGCCCGGGGAACCATTCGGGGTCGCACTGGCGGCGCAGCGTCTCGAAGATGTCGTTGCGCACCGCGACCAGCGGCGTCGCGTTGGAATAGTCGCAGCAGTTGAACAGCAGGTTGTACCGCGGCTCGCCCGGACAGCAGCAGGCCGCGCCGGCGTTGGTCGTGACCATCCGCCGGTTGGCGATGCGAGGCCGCCGGTCGATGGCGATGATGCGAGCCACGGGATCAGGTCAGGCCGTTCGCGCCCGGTCCGATCGGCTGTCGGCCGTTCGTCGCAGCCGAGTAGGTCGTGATCGTCAGCAGCCGCGACGGAATGACGGTGAGGCCGGGGGCATCCTCGAGCAGCGTCACGGTCAGCGGCCGTTGCAGTTTGGAAAAGTCGAGCGTACCGGCGTAGCCGCCGATGGCCGCGATGGCGCCGCAGTTCACGATTGTCACGTACCCGCCGTACATGCGGAGGTCGCTGATGGTCTCGCCGTAGGCGTCGATCGTGACGGCACCGCCGCACACGTTGAGGCCCTCGACGAAGCCCGTCGAGACCATGGTGGAGCCTTGCACGCCACGCTTGAGCAAGTGCTGACCGCCGGTCACGGTCAAGGCGTGAATCTTGGTCGTGCCCGCCACGCCGTCCACGGTCACGGTGCCGCCGCTGAATACCCAGCGGAAGGTGGCCACGCTGGTGACGGCCGTGCCGATGTACAGGCGGCCGCCGTTCGACTCGACCCGCTTGACAGTCGCGGTGCCGGTCAGGTACCCCGACCCGCTGCCGCCGATCTGGTAGTAGTCGCACACGTTCGCGGCCGTGCCCGCACCCTGCGGGCTGTAGTAGAACGTGCCGCCCGAGGCGTAGTACCTGATGCGAGGTATCTGCGTCGAGTAGTTGATGAGCGACGAGCGGGTCTCGACCGCAAGCGAACCGTTCGCACCGCCGATGTTGCCGCTCCACCCCGACAGGATGTCGAGATTCTGGATGCCGTTGTTGATGCTCGGCGTCAGGTCGCCGGTGATCGTTTGCGTGCCGCTTTGGATGTACAACTCGGCGTCGTCGATGAAGCCTTGGTCGGTCCAGTTGGCGTTGGCAAAGGCAGTGGCGCCGGCGTTGAGGAAGGATGCGGACATGGTTCGGTTCCTTGGGGTTCGGTGTCAGTGTACCCGCGTTGGTCAGATGGTCTCAGCCACGCGGAATACCTCGTCGGTCTGGGCATCGGTCAGGTTGAACGCTTGCGCCACGGCGGCGACGAGCGGATGGTCGCGGCGGATGCTCACGCTGTAGAGCCAAAGCGTCTCGGCGTCGTCGCGTTCGCCGGGGTCCGGGATCGACGCCAGCACCGCGCCGACGGTCGCGTCGAGGGCGGCGTTGGTCACGCCGTGGAGACGCCGCAGTGCCACGCGGATCGTCGCGGGCGAGGCGGCCTCGGGCACGGGTTGCGGCGTTCCGTCGTCCCACTCTGCGATGACGTTGTTGTTGGGCTTGGTCGGGTCGTAACCGCCCGGGCCGTAAGTTGTGTGAATCATGATCAGTACTTCAAAAGGACTCGGAATGATTCGCTACGCCACGTGGTGTAGGCCGTCCACGTTGAGGGGAGCGCGCCGGTAATGCCGCTCAGTTCCCAGATGTTGCCATGCCAAAACGGATAGGCGGTGTGCGTGTACGAGTGCGGGTTGACGTCGCCGAGAATCTGACAGCCAGCCGTTTGGCCGACCGCGGTCAGGTAGTACTTGCCTGCGCTCAGCGATTGGCTGATCGTGATTGTCTTGATGCCGGTCGTCGTCGAACTGACCGTTCCGGCGTCAAGCACGAGATTGGCCGGTCGGCCGCGTGAATCGCTGTCGTAGATGCCAAGGCGCAGGACGCCGCCCGCACCGGCGGCAACGTCCACGTAGATCGAGATGCCGGTAAACGTCAACGTCGATGGCACCAACACCGGTCGGCACCGCATGAAGCCCGTGCCAGTGCTCAAACTGGCGTAGGCACTGCCGAATAGACCAACCATCCAGTCGCCCGATTGCGGCGTGATGATCTCGAGATAGGTTCCGGTCGCGGCCGCTCCCGTCGGGCCAGTTGCTCCCGTCGGGCCGGTTGCCCCGGTCGGGCCGGTCGCACCCGCGGGCCCCGTCGCACCTGTCGGCCCCGTCGCACCAGTTGGGCCTGTCGCTCCTTGCTGTGCGATCAGTGCCCACACCAGCGGAAACGATGGCGGAATCTCGTTGGTTGATCCTGCCGGGTCGATGCACACGTACGACGATCCGTTGTATTGCACGACGTCGTCTTGGTTGTACGTGAGCAGCGATGACCACGTTCCCTGCCACGTGTACGTCGTGCCTGCCGGGCCTGTCGCCCCGGTCGGTCCGGTCGCACCCGTCGGCCCCGTCGCACCTGCAGGCCCGGTTGCGCCAGTCGGGCCCGTTGCACCAGCCGGACCCGTAGCGCCTGCCGGTCCCGTTGCACCCGCCACGCCCGGCGTGCCCGATGAGGCCTGCACCACCGTCAGGATGACCGCCGGCGTGGCCGGTCGCGTCGGGCTCGTCGCCGCCGCCATGTAGTCCAGCGTGATGTCGCTGTCGGTCGCGCTCATCACGATCTCGAAGTAGTCGCCCGCGGCCATGGTGTACACGAAGTTCCACGCCATGACCTCGGCGGCGTTGTTGCCTTGGATGGCATAGTCCGTGTTGCTCCTCGGGATGTCGGTTCCGTTGAGACGAAACCAGACGCTGACGTGCTCGGTGCCGCCGCTGGTGTGCCGCAGTTGAGCCGAAAACTGGAAGTTGTACGTGCCCGCGTTGGCGACCACGATCCTGCTGGTCGGGCTTCCGATGCTGACGCCGGTGGCTTCCTCGGTCGTGTCGAGCAGCACCGCCGTAGCCGTCGCGTTGCCGATGCTCTGGTCGGCGTTGGCGCTGAAGACGCCGTAGTAGCCGCGGGTGGTAACGGCGGTCGGCACCTCAAGCACATCGCCGGTCGTGCCCGTGACGGTCAGCCGGAACTCGACGCTGCCGCTGGTGGCCGTGACTTGGAACCGGACGTAGCGGATGCCCGCCACGTAGATCGGCTCCTTGAGCCCGCCGCTGGAGTAGTCGATCGCACCCTGCGGCATGGCCGACCACGACTCGCCGTCATTGCTGCCCTGCACGCTGATCGTGCCCGCGATGGTCGCGTCAAGCGGGAAGTCGATCTGGGCCCGGATCGTCGCGTACTCCAGCACGTCGTACACGAGTCCGCTGTTGATCGACGAGAGCACCTGCGACGGGTTGAACGTGCCGCCCTCGGGCGTGTTGATCGGCGTGAGGATGGTCGAGATGGTGGGCATGTTCACTCCCCGGATTCAGGCGGCGGTGCCGGTGCGGACTGACCCGGACCGGCCTGAGCGTAGTTCGTGACGTTGGGGAACGGCGTGATCGGCGGCAGGTTGAACGGGTCTTCCGGCGAGACGATGGGCGCCGGCGGCGTCAACGTCGGGCAGTCGGCAAACGCTGGCAACTCTTGGAAGTGCCACCGCACCCGGTTCGCCTCGACGCTGCCAACGACAATGTCGCCGACGATGAACGCCTCGACGTCGATGGTGTCGGGCAGCCGTTTGACCGGCCGCTGGCCCTCAAGGGTGAACACGCCTTCCGTGTTGGGGTCGTGAACGGCAATCGTGTACGAGATGGTCGACGCCCTGCCAGGCGACGTGCCTTGCACGGCGATGATCTTCCCGAGGATGAGGCGAGGGTCGGCCATTACAGAATCCGGTTCGCACCTGGCAGCAGTTGCCACCCGAGGCCGTCGTTGTTGTTGCCCGCGGTGCGGTTGCCGTAGTCGTAGACGTCTTGGTACTCCATCAACGGCTTGTCTGTCTCGGGGTTGCCGATCTGGTAGGCCACCAGGACGGTATAGGACGGACGCACCAGAAGGCCGTTGACCGGCGTGCAGTACCCAACGTCGCGGCTGATGGCATCAGGGAAGTAGAACGTGCCCTCGTCGCGTTCCCACGTGTAGGAGATGTCGTAGAAGCCCTCGTCATCAACCTGGGCGACCGATGCGCCCTCGAATCGGTACGTCTTGCCGTCGGGCATCACGTGCAGTTTGTCGGTCTGCTGCGAGATAATGTCGAGGTCCCGCACGTTGTCGATCTTGACGCGAACGTTGAGCGGGCGGATGATCCGAGTTTCGCCGACCTGCTTCTTGGCGATCTTCCAGACCTTTTTCGACACCTGCCCATTGAGGCCGTCGGCGATTACGAGCGACCGCACGCAGATGGGAATGTCCACCATTACCTTCCGTTGTGCCCAGCCCCAGTGATACCACGCCGGATCGTCTTTGTTTGGCTGCCGCAGGTCAACGAACCGCGAGTCATTGCTGTACTCGCAGTCGACGTTGCACGTGCCGTCGTTGCTGACGGACACGTTGTAGCGGTCGAGGCGAAGGTCGGGCAGGTCGGGGTGGCTGGTATTCGTCAGCGGAATGCCATCGGCCAGCAGTGCCGCTGCGGGGTCGATCGTGTCCACGACAAAGCGCCGGCGAGCGGTCTGCTTGCCCGCCCGGTTTTTGGTCCAGTCACGCTGGAGGCCGAGTTCATACGCCGTGGGCATTAGCCGACCCCCTGCACGATGATCTGGTTCATGTTGGCCGTGGCGGTCATGCCCTCAATCCGCATCTGCTGGGCGAACTGCACCATGCTTGCGGCCTGATCGGTGGCGAAAGCCCGATTCGACTCCTCGCGGATGGCCCGGTAGGCGTTCGACCAGGACTGCTGCACTTCGATCGCTCGCCGCTGCTGTTCCTCGTACCACTTGCGGAGTTGGTCGTGCCACTCTTCCTCTTTCCGACGCTCCTCTTCGGCTTTGCGTCTGGCTTCATCGGCCGCACGTTCGGCCTCTTTCCGACGCTTCTCGGCCTCCTGCGTCTGACGCAGGCTTCGCTCCAGCCGCTGTAGGTCCTGAATCTGGGTCTTGAGCGATTCGACGGTGTCGCCGGTAAGCAGATTGAGCAGGCTACCGACGTTGCTTTCCAGCGACTGTGCGAGGCGAGACTGCAGGTCGCGGATCTGGCCTTGCACCTGCGTCAACGATCCGCTGACGTCTGTGAGGTCGAGATTGTTCTTGAAGGTCGTGCTTTTCTCGACGGCATCGGACAGGGCCGTGATGATGTACTCGCGGATCGCCTGACCGACTCGATAGGCGATGAACACCGTGCCGCCGATCGCGGCCAGTTTGCCGATGAGGCCCTGCACGACCTCGATCTGCTCGCCGTAGATCTTCTTGATGCCCTTGAGCCGTTCGCCGACGGTATTGAGTTCCGCGGCTTGTCGCTTGGTGGCCTCGGTCGCCCGATCAGCCGCACCCGCCATGCCGCCACCACCGGCCTCGACCTGGGCCTTCGCGGCGGCGACCTGACCAGCCACCTTGGACGTGTCGGTACCAACCTCGAGCGTGACCTTTGCGACGTTCTCGGCCACGGGTCACTCCTTACGCCACGGTCGGAACGTCGGCCACGCGGAGAGTGCCCGTCACGCGGACAACGTCGTCGACCTTCCACGACAGGTTGAGGCGATTCCAGAAAGCCGGGAACGTGTACGTGCGGCCCGTAGCGACCGTCAGGACGCACGTGTTGTCGGGCTTGCTGTCGGTCGCGGTGATGTTCCAAGTGGGCTTGGTGATGGCGCCAGACGCCGCCGTCAGGCCGGGCAGCGACGTGCCCGCCGCCTGCGTCAAGTTGCCCGAGCCGCTGAAGTTGTACGTCAGTTCGGAGAAGTCGCCCAAGCGGACCCGCTGCACCAGTCGCGGGGTGGTAATGTCGCCCGCGAGGCTGGGGTCGCCGGTCGTTCCGGCTGCACCGTCGGCCATCATGTAGAACGTCGCCGCCGCCGCCGCACCCGTACTGGGCATGGACGGTGCCGTGGCATCGTCGGCCTTGCAGGTGTACGTGCCCGACCACATGCCGATGCCGCCCGGCATCCAGCGACGCCACGACGTACTTGGGTCGGTCGGGCCGGTTGCCCCGCCAGCGAAGTACGTAATGTCGATTTCCGGCCACGCAATCTCGATGCTCCACGCGTTGATGTACTGGACGTAGCCGCTCGCGTAGGTCACGAGGCTGGTGATGCCCAGCGGCGTCGTGGTCCGCGGCCAGATGCCCGAGAAGTCCACCGTGCCCGTCCGCAAGCCGTTGATGCGGCTGTGCATGTTGATCGCGGAGCCCGTCGCCTGCGTCACCTCGATTTCGTTCGACTCGAGGTTGATGGTGGCGAGGTCCGTGGTCATGCGGAGGGCGGTGCCGAGCAGATAGTGCAGGTCGCCGCTGCCCGCGGAGCAGGTCAGGTTGCCGGTTTCACTCGTCAGCGGATATGCCATGGGTGGTTCTCAGGGGTTCGCGGCAAGTGCCGACACTCGGAAGGTCGCCGTCATCGTCGCTTGGATCGAATGCTCGTCCGTCATCGTCGCGTCGTACGTGCGGACAAAGCAGTGCGACGCCTTGGCAGTGTACCCGTTGGTCGGCAGGACCAGCAGATGCCGGTGAAAGCCATACGTCGGGATGCGGCCAGTCTGCAGGACGGCATTGCCGTGCAGCCGGTCCATAACGGCCGTGATGCGGGCGTTGAAGTCCGCCGACGAGGCATAGTTCTGCACCTGGTCCCACACGGTGAACGTGGCCGTCGCGGTCCACTCGTCGGCCGTCAGCGAGTGGTCCTGCTCAAGGCGGACGCCGACCAGCAGGTACGGGTAGGTGATTGCCGCGGGCGTGCCGAACACGCTGTAGGCACCGCTGATGATGTTCCACGCGCCGGACTTGTACAGGCCGTCCGTGCCCGTGTCGGCCTTCACGCGGTCGAAGATGGCCTGGTAGATGCTGGACAGGATCATGTGGGTGCCCCCGGTGCAGGCCTGAAGGCCCGAGCGATGACGCTGCGGAATCCGTTGCGGAACGCCTTGACCATGGCGGACTGGTTCTCTTTGCTGGTCGCGGCGGGCCGTATGAACGGCCGGGCTGGGATGCGGACGAACCGCTTGAGTACGAACATCAGTTCCGAGCGGGCGTTCTTGCCCTTGGTGGTTCGCCACAGGAACGCGATGCCCGGATGACGCCCCTTGCGGAAGGTCAGGTTTTGCGTCCGCAGGTCCTTCGTGTTGGCCCGCATCTGTGCCGCCCGGTCGTTGACAGGCACGGTCAGGTACTTCTTGGTGCGTGGCTTCAGCGTACCGCCCAGTTCCTGTATGCGAGCATATGGGACGTTCGTCCCGACAATGGACCGGCCGTTCTTCGCGGGTGTGGCCGTGATCGACTGCTGCAGTTTGCGGGTGCCCGTGCCAGGCGGACCACCAGCGGGCGAATGGGCAAATCGCGTGGTCTTCACAAACGAGTTCTTGATGAACCGCACGCACTGCGTGGCCGCCCGATCGACGCCATGGTTGGCCGCATCGCCGAGCAGTTGCTGCAGCCGTGGGCGGTCCAGTTGCATGATGGTCTTGGTCACGCGGAGGGTCATCAGTCTTGATCTCTCTCAAGGGTGACCACGTAGACCACGCCCTGCAGGATCAGGTCTCGCGGCTGGCCAGCGACCCGGTACTGCACGCCGTTGATGATGACCTTGTCCTTGGGCGTCACGCCCCATGCGGCGCCGGCTGTCGTGACGGGTGCGCAGTACACCTCGAAGATCTTGGTCGTGGTGTCGCGGCCGTAGACCAGACCATCCGCCGCCGAGCCCGGTTGTACGCTGCACGCCACCGAGAACGACGCCGTGCCGGGAGATGTGCCACGCGGTACGCCGTCATTGGCCGTCGCCCATGTCGTGGTGTAGACGTCCATCGTTTGCTTGAGCAGATGCCACGGCGTGTTCGCCACGTCACGCCCTCCCGGTGTTGTACGCTCGGATCAGTTCCGCCTTGATGGCCGTGGTCTTGGCCGGGTCCATGTTCGTGTAGGAGTACCCGCCGAGGCTTTCGGACTGGATGCCCATGTTTCGGCCGCGGGCGGCATACGCCAAGTCCGTGAGCCGGTAACAGGCCATCTTGATGTCCGCCGGGATCGTCGCGTACCCGCCGGTGTAGACCACCTCGACGTTGTCGAAGCCCTGGTCAAACCACGGCTGCACGCTAAAGGTGGCGTTGACCGTGCCAAACGCCGTGACTGGGAACCGGCCCATCTTGGGGTCGATGCGGGACAGCACGCCGCTGTCGCCGTTGACGCGGTAGGTGTCGGAGTCGAGTACTTCGGTGTCGCCGCCCGCCGTGTAGAGCGTGACGCTGGTGATGCTCGAAACGGGCCACTCGATGAGTTGGATCGTCGCCTCGTCCGTGCCGTCGTACCGCTCGGTCCTGCTGGTCGATTCAAAGCCGTTGGTCAGGTTCCGATCGCACAGACGCCTCACCTCCATCGACACCGCGTCCACCAGGACGGTGAGCAGGGCGTCCTGTGCGGTGCCGCTGATGCCGGCCCAGACCTTGTACTCGGCGATGCTGATGAGGCTGGCCATGAAGCCCGGCCCGTTGCTTTCGCCACGAGCCGAGGGTGTGTGAGTGAGAGAGAATCAGACGGACACGACCACGCGACCCAGCAGCGAGGACGAGTTGCCGAGGCCCTGCGAAGCCGACCGCTCGACTTCGGTGGTGCCGGTCACGCCCTGCGCACCGTGCAGGCCGATCCACACCACGCCGTACAGCGTGGCGCCCGCACCGGCCGTCGCCACCACGCGGAGGTAGCGACGCAGCGATCCGCCCGTGCGGAAGTGGAACAGCCAGCAGTCGTTGTCACCGCCAGCCGCCGTCGGCAGGGCCGTGCTGGTGAACGCAGCACCGGAAACATCGTCCCAG